CCGTGGCCAGTCGGTAATTCCGAGCATTTTGCAGATGGCAACGCGGTGGTGACCGTCGAGGATTTCCCCAGCCTCGTCATACTCGACTGGCACCTTAACGCCGTGCGCTGCGATATCGTCATAGAGCGCCTTGAAATCGTCATCCGAGAGCGGCGGCAGGAGCTGGTATGGCCCCGTCACGACAACGCGGCTCAGGTTTTCCTCTGGTAGCCTGCCCTCTGTCCGCGCCCGCTCGATGACAGCGGCGGCGCGATCACCAGGGCGAAAGAGATTGCCGTCTTTGGGATCGCGCGTCAGATAACGGTGGGCCATCGCTGCACATGCCGCGCGCACTTCCTGCGTCGTCTGGCACCTAAACTCCCCGTCGCGCAATGCGACATATACGATGTTGAGGCCGACATCACCCGGCATCTGGAGACGCTGCGCATTCATGCCGCACCGCCTTTGCGCATCAGGCGCACGTCGGTCTCGCGGATGATTTCGGCGGCGCGCTCAACCGAGACGCCGCGTCCAAGCAGGCGAACGGCGAAACGTGGCGCGAACTCGAAACCGGCATCATTGATTGCGGTGCGGATCTGGGGCGGAAGCGCGTCGAACAACTCCATCAGTGCGCCCTCATCAGTCGATCAAGGTACGCCTGCCCCATTCCGGTCAGCCGAAGATCATGGCCGTTCTGGTCGATCTGGACGTATCCAGCCTTTTTCAGTTCAGCCGCCAGAGCGCGAGCCTGAAACGAAGCGCGAATGGTATACTTGTTGCCAGCCGCCCGAACGTCGCGCAGCATTGCGCGCGCGGCGTCCGATATCGGCTTCAGGGTCAGAGCGCTTTCACTGGTTTTCAATGTCCTGCCTCCTCGACAATGCGGCAGACCTCGATCTCGTCGAGGTCCAGTTCCGTTGCGATTTCGTGGGTGGATCGGCCGGCGCGCCAAAACTCCAAAACCCGCGCGGCGCGGGCTTCCTTGACGAGTTTGGAACGGCTTGTTTCGGCCATGCAGAGGCTCATGCGCCACCGCCGATCAGGCCGCTTCGAAGCTCCTGCATCTGGGCAATCGCGTCGTCGAGAAGCGGAAGAAGCGTGCGACGCTCATGATTGTCGATCTTTCCGTCGAGAAAGGACGTGATCAACGCGGAGAGAAGTCTTCCCTTCGTGTCGGCGAGCCGACTGACATCTTCCATGTCAGGCGCATCAGCTTCCGACTCGTTCCGAACGAGACTGAAACCGCTGAGATTGGCCATGTACTCGGTAACGAGAGGATAGCCCGCCATACGCTCCACATCCGCGAGCACATCAAGCGGCATGAATTCTTTCTCACGGGGAGACGCGTATCGGGACAGGTGCGCTTCACCCACCCTGCTCTCCTTCGCGACGTTCGATGCGCCGACCTGCCGAAGAAGCCGACCAACGGTAGCCTTAAGGTCTCGCCGCTCTTCCTGCGAAGTTGGGCGCACGGTTTCAGTTTCGTCTGGGCGCACGAAATCGTCCTCGAAAATCAAGGGAATCTTTTCGGAAAGTCTTCCGGTGAATTTGTCGCGCGACGCCTTTAGCGTCGCAGAGTCCAACACATCAAAGGAGGTCCACATGGGAATGAACCAGAAAGAAGAAGGCCGCCGGAGCCGGGAGGAAGGGCGTCACGGCGGGTGCGCGGAGAAGAAAGGAAGAACTCTCGCGCAACAGGAAAGGCGATCCGGACGGAAGGGTCCGCAGGCGTGCAAAGCCTCTTCCGTCCGGTATCCCGTGCGCGCTCTGCCAGGAAAGCGCCGGGATTGGTTGCGGCGGCAGGATTCGAACCTGCGACACCGTAATTCTGAGTCGCGAGGGATAAACACTTACCTACGCAGCGGAAAAGCAGGAGCACCGTCATTCTGCGGCCTCCAAGGGGCGAGGAACAGCCTTCGGCCAATCGCATCCATCGGGCCAGTTGCTGCTGAACCAGCTAACAACCTCGTCATACTTTTTGGCGGTGAAGGTCTTCCCGTCTCTGATTCGGGAGAAGAAGCGACTGTCGGCAGCGCAATGCCTGCCTACCGTGGACTCGCCAAGATCCTTGGCCTCACAAAAGGCATTCGAAAGCGTCAGCAGATGATTGGCGAGTTGCGTTTCCATGCCGCCCTTATAGTGGGATGCATCCCACTTTGCAATAGGAAACATCCCATTCGCGTTTGGAGGGGGAAATTTCCTATTATGCAGGCATGAGCAAGCTCCAAGAAATCGCGATCCAACGACTGAATGAACTCGACCTGGGACCTGTTGAGGCCGCGGTAAAAGCTGGCCTGGAAAGGACCTTTCTGCGAGACTTAGTCGACGGCAAGAAATCCACCGTCACCCTCAAGAAGATGCCCGAACTGGCGCGAGCGCTTCAGCTGGATGCGGACGCGCTGATGAGAGGCGAAGTTGTTCGACTAAATCATCCGGACGACGGCGCGGCTCCCACCGCGACTAAGCCGAACGCAAGCTTTCCTCCACGATTTCAAAAATTCGAGAGCGACGGCTACATTCCGCTTCTGGGGCAGTCCATTGGCGGCCCAAATGGCCGCTTCATCCTGAACGGATCCGAGGTGGGCCGGTTATTCGTACCGCCGATGCTGGAAGGGGTTGAGGGCGCCTACGCTGTGCGGGTCTACGGCACATCGATGGAGCCTCGCTTCAAGGCTGGAGAGACGGTTTGGATCAATCCGAACGAGCCGGTCCGCGCAGGCGACGATGTAATTGTCCAAGTCGCAACTGACGAAGAAAATCAGCGTGAAAGCTACATTAAAGAGTTCCGCTCACAGTCGAGCAAGGTCACACGACTCTGGCAACACAACCCAGACGAAGGCGAAACAAATGAGGTGACATTTCCCTCTTCGTCTGTGTTCTCGGTCCACAAGATCGTGTTTCACGCAACAGTCTGAGCGGCTGGCAAATCAATCCACTTTGGCCGGATTGTGAGGTTCCTCTGCGTCGGAGGAACCTTCGGACATTCTGAACATCGGATCTTGCGGCAAAGCTGCATGTAGTTATGCACCCCTAAAGCGGCAGCCTCCCTCAGGTTTCGGTATCCAAGCAACCGCGAGTGCCCGCAGTCATCACAGGCGACGTAGAGCGAATCCAGCTCGATGACTAATCGCATGGCGTCTGGGTGGCTGACTGGCGGCGTTGCCATATTCCTCTCCTGTTTGTTCTCATTTCGTTCACGCTAAAAAAGACATGACTCAATCTGAGAGTCGAGTCGAAAGTGATTCGTTTTTTTCGCCATTTCGCAAACCTCTAATTTACAAAGGAAATTTCTAAGCCTTCGTGGGATAGCTCAACGTCGATAGGACATATCCCACTTTTCATCTTGCAAAGTGGGAAACATCCCACTATAACGTCCTCATCCGAGCAAACCACATGGCCCGGACAAAGACCGGACGGCACCCTTACCCCCCTCGCCTCGACGCCGTCCGGTCACCCCTCAACGGATGGAGACGACATGAACGTCAGTGCGATGAATGACAATGAAAAGATCGAAGCCATGGCCGCCGCAATGCGCCGGTTCGGCGAAGGCTGCACCCGAGAGCAGCTGAACCTCTATTTCCTGAACGCAGATATCGACCGCCTGCAGGAAAAGGCGCGCATGAAGGCGAACGATGACGCGCTTCTTGAAGCGGCCTGACTCCACGTCCGGTTTCGGTGTCCGCCTCTTCACCCGAGGCGGCATCCGAAACGGATGGAGGCGAACGTGACCCAGATATCCCCCGCATACCCCTTAACCTGCAAGAACCTCGGCACCTTTCACAAGGTCGAGCCGGCACCCTTTTGCCGCATCACTGTCGTGAGCATGACGGGCGCCGCTTTTCTGGCGCTGCTCATGGCCGCTTCTCTCTGCGGCGTCCGCGTCGTCGAGGTTGAGCGTCAGCTTGAACAGGCGGCGCGCATATGATCCGCCTCGTTCTTCTAAGGATCCGATTGGACGAAGCCGCCGACGCGATGCGCGGTGACATGGTCGAGCTTTGCAAGATCGATGTGATCGTCATCACGCTCGGCGCATTCCGTGCGCCGCAGATCGACCTTCGCAAACAGGAGGGCGTCTGGCAATGAGCGCCGAGATCTTCATCCTCCGCAACCCTCTAGAGCGCGTCGAGCATCTTCACGAGGGCACCAGGCGCGATTGCGTTTGGACCATGGACCAGATCAATACCGTGCTGACCAAAGCTGCGCCACACATCAGAAACGTGGCGTGCATTGCCCTTTGGACGATGCAGAGGCAGGCTGACATCCTTACGATGCCCATGATCGCTTTCGATGGACAACGTGTCTCGATCAAGCAGGGGAAGACGGGCGCGCGCGTGCGCATTACAGCCGCCCCTGCAATCCTGCCGATATTGCAGGACGCCAAAGACAGCGGCCGCCAGCGCGTGCTGGTGAACTCTTTCGGCCAGAACTGGACGGCCAGTGGCTTCAAGTCGTCCTGGCGCAAAGAGATGGCGCGATTGAAGATCAAGGGCGTCACGTTCCACGACTTGCGAGGCACGGCTATTACCTACGCATACGCGCACCTGAACCGCTCGCATGAGGACAAAGTCCAGCTAATTGCGGAGATCTCGGGACATTCTCGGGAGGAAGCTGAAGGAATTATTCGGCGTCATTATCTTGCTGGACAGGAGGTCATTGACGCCATCAGCAAGGGAACGCGTTAGCAACAAATTGTAAAACGCGTGACAGGCTGTAAAATGGATGCTGTTGAAATTTCGCGTAAATGATTGATTTCAAAGCGAAAAACTGGTGCCCCCGGCAGGGTTCGAACCCGCGACCCCCTGATTACAAATCAGGTGCTCTACCAACTGAGCTACAAGGGCAAGCCAGTGCCTTGCCAACTATCAGATTCTGAGTT